CACACCATGATTAAAGACGCCCTGCTCTCCAAGACAGGAACCGTCAAGGTCTACTGGAAAGACGAGACCGAGGTCAACACCGAGAAGTACGAAAACCTTTCTGCCGAAGAGCTAGCCCTTTTGCTTGCCGATGAGCAGTACGAAGTCGTCAGCCAAGACCAGCGCCAGATTGGGGAAATCCCCGCTCTGCCAACACCGGAAGAGATTGCGCTGGCCCAGCAGACCGGACAGCCCCCGATGCCCCGCATGGAGCCGGTGTTTGCCTACGATGTAAAGATCAAGAAGATGGACAAGAAGGGCCGGGTGGTCATCGAGAACATCCCGCCCGAAGAGTTCATTGTCAGCAAGAAAACCATCCAACTCAAGGATTCCCCGTTCTGCGCCCACCGCCGATTGGTGACCCGCTCAGAACTGGTGGCAATGGGGTTTGATAAGGACGAGATCTATAACCTCCCGTCATACGAAGATCTGACCTACACGCCCGAGCGCGTGGCCCGCTACTCCAATGGCGAGCAGCCAGATGACGATAGCCTGGACCCGTCCATGCAGTTGGTGGAGACCTTTGAGGCATACATTCGGGTGGACTACGACGAGGACGGCATTGCCGAATTGCGCCGTGTCATCTACGCCGGAATGAACATTCTGGAGAACGAGGAGATCGACTACCTCCCGTTTGCCTCCATCTGCCCGATCCCGCTGCCGCACAAGTTCTTTGGACAGTCGCTGGCCGACCGGACAATGGACCTCCAGATCATCAAGTCCACGCTGACCCGCCAGATTCTCGACAACCTGTACCTGACCAATAACGCTCGGGTCGTGGCTGTAGACGGACAGGTCAACCTAGACGACCTGCTGACCGTTACTCCGGGTGGTGTGGTTCGCGTCAAGAACCCCGCCGCCATCCAGCAGTTGCCCGTTCAAGCAGTCGCAGGGCAGTCCTTCCCGATGCTGGAATACATGGACAACATCCAAGCCAAGCGCACGGGTGTTACCGAAGCCTCGCAGGGATTGGACCCCAACATTCTGCAAAACACCACGGCCACGGCAATCGCGGCCATGCAGAACGCATCGGCTGGCAAGCTGGAACTGATCGCCCGTATCTTCGCTGAGACCGGCATCAAGGACATTTTCCGCAACATCCTGCACCTGCTCTGCAAGTACCAGGACAAGCCCCGGGTCATCCGTTTACAAGGCAAGTTTGTGCCGATGGACCCCCGCGAGTGGGATACAGAGTACGACGTCACCATCAACGTGGGTCTGGGAACCGGGACCAAGCAGGAGCAGATGGCGATGCTTGGGATGGTCCTTCAGAAACAGGAGCAAATGCTGGCGCAGTTTGGTCCGGCAAACCCGCTGGTGTCGCTTGGGCAGTACCGCGCCACGCTGGGCAAGTTCATCGAGGCCGCTGGGTTGAAGGATTCCACCCGGTTCTTCAAGGAAATTACCCCAGAGATGGACCAGATGCTGTCCCAGCCCGCACCGCAACAGCAGGGCGCTGACCCGATGGCGCAGGCGATCATGGCTCAGACTCAAGCCCAGATTCAGGCAATGATGGCAAAGGCTGAGGCCGATATTGAGGCCAAGCGCCAGAAGGCAATGGCCGACATCCAGATCGCCCAAGAGAAAGCCGCTGCGGATATTGCGCTCAAGCAACAGTCTGCCGCCGTCGATCTTCAACTCAAGGCATCAGGACTCTAATTGGACAAAGCCGCAAGAGCGCAGAATTTACTGACCGACGAGTTTTTTACCGATGTTGTAAAAACGCAACGCGAGTTGTATATTTACAACATTGTCAACAGTAGTCCCGAACAGGTTGATGAGCGGGAAGCCGCATACACCAAGCTCCGGGCGCTGGATGAATTTATCGCCACTCTTGAATCTCTGGCTAAACAGCCCGAGGTGGAAAAGAAGCGAATGAAGTTTTTTTAATTACTGGGAGTAAGCATGGACGACACCAACCCGCAAGGGAGTGCAAAAACCGTAGACCAAGCCGCAGCACAGATTTTTGGGATGCTTGATCCGCAACAGCCAGAAGAAGGCCAAGTTGAGGAAGTAGCAGCAGAAGAGACCGCAGAATACGCGGAACCCGAACCCGAGGAAATGGAAGCCGCATCCGAGGAAGCCGTAGAAGCAGAAGAGCCACCCCGCTACCGTGTCAAAGTTGACAACGAGGAAGTGGAGGTTACGCTTGACGAACTTCTGAAAGGTTATTCTCGCACTTCGGACTACACCAAAAAGACGCAGACTCTAGCCGAACAGCGTAAGCAAGTAGAAGCTGAACGCCAACGGATAGAAGAAGCCGCCAAATTGCGTGACCAGTATGCCCAAAGGCTGTCCGTCATCGAACAGATGCTCGCATCCCAGCCCGAGGAAGATCTCACTTCACTCAAAGAGACCGATCCCATTGGCTACACAATGAAGATCGCCGAGAGAATGGAGCGGGAGAAGCAGGTACAGGCCATTCGTGCCGAACAACAGCAAATCGCACAGAAGCAACAAGCGGAATACCAAGAAAACCTTCGTAGGCATTTGGCATTGGAAGCCGAGAAACTCTCTCAGGCCATCCCTGAAATGTCAGATCCGGTCAAGGGTGAGGTGATCCGCAAAGAGATTAAGGATTTTGCCCGGGCAATCGGGTGGTCAGAGCAGGAACTTGCTCAAATCTACGATCATCGCGCTGTGTTGGCGCTGTATAAAGGGTTACAGCACGAAAAACTGCAAAAATCCAAGCCTGTGGCGACCAAAAAAGTCGCAGAAGCACCAAAGATGCTCAAGCCGGGCACGACTGGTAAACAGACGACGGCAGAGCAGGATGCGGTTAAGAAACTACAGCAACGGCTCGCCAAGACTGGCGACCGCCGGGATGCTGCCCGATTGTTGGAAAAATTCCTTTAAGGAGTAAGAAATGACTGTCCCCTCAAATACCTACCTGCGCTACACCTCGATTGGTGTACGCGAGGATCTTTCTGATGTTATTTATAGCATCAGCCCCACCGACACGCCCATTATGTCGTCTATCGGCAAAACCAAGGCTACCAACACCCTGCACGAGTGGCAGACCGATAGCCTGGCCGCTGCTACGACCAACAACGCTTTGATTGAAGGTGATGACGCTACCGCTGCTTCCCTGTCGCCCACGGTTCGTCTGACCAACTTTACACAGATCGTTGGTAAAACTGTTCAGATCTCCGGTACGCTGGAAGCCGTTGACAAGGCTGGCCGTAAGTCTGAAAAGGCTTATCAGCTTGCCAAAGCATCGAGCGAGATCAAGCGTGACATCGAGACCATCCTGACCGCCAACCAAGCCAAGACCAACGGTACGGCTACCTCTGGCGCTCGTAAGATGGGTTCGTTGCTGTCTTGGATCACGACCAACGTCAGCAAAGGTTCGGCTGGTACGAACCCGACCGGCGACGGTTCCGATGTGCGTTCCGACACCACAACCCGCACTTTCCTTGAGTCCATGCTCAAAGAAGTGGCCCAGGAAATCTTCACCGAAGGCGGCACGCCCAAGATGCTGGTTGTTCCTCCTGGCCTGAAGGCTACGGTATCGGGCTTCCCCGGTGTTGCAGAGCAGCGTTATGTGACCGGCGCAGAGCCGACCACGATTGTTGCTGCCGCTGGTGCATACCTGTCGGACTTCGGTCTCATCTCCATCGTGCCGGATCGCTTTATGCGCTCCACCGATGCGCTGATGCTTGATCCTGAGTACGCAGCCCTGGCTTACCTCCGTCCGTTCCAGACCAATGATCTGGCGAAGACTGGTGACTCTGAAAAGACCCAGATCCTTGCCGAGCTCACGCTGGAAATGCGGAATGAGAAGGCTCATGGCGGTATCTTTGATATCAAAGCAGCCTAAAGTGTTGTAGAATCGGGGGTGGGCCAGTCCCACTCCCGTTTTTGGAGAACAAGTGTTAAAACTTGGTAGCGAAGTAATCAACGGCGAAGTTAGAACCACCTACGCAGACGGCGATGGAAACCTAGTCGTCAAAGCGGAAACAAACCTTACCCCAATCATCGAGGCTAACAAAGCGGCCTATAACTCCACAGACGAGCGAGCACGATGGGGAGAACTTAGCAGGGTTGCAGAAATACCATTCGCAGTCATAGAAGATCTCAACAAACAAGGCATTATGCGCGGCTTTGTTGTGCTCGACCAAAAGCGCATGAAGGCGTGGCTAAATAACCCCGATAATCGGTTCTTTCGTACCCGACCGGGAAAAATCTGAGGAGAAAATATGAAAGGCTCTAAAGCCAAAGTTGCCGTGTGTATTCCTACGCGTGGCGAAATGGAAGTAGGTACAGCGTTTGACCTAGCCCTGATGTGTGGTTATGACTCACGATTCAGAAGCAAAGGCCAGCAAAGTTTATACACGGTGGCCGGAACCCTGATATTTGACCAGCGCGAGAAGTTGGCGCAGACAGCAATAGACGAAGGTGCAGATTATATCCTTTGGGTGGATGCAGATATGCGGTTCCCAAAGAATACGATTGAGCACTTGATCTCACGGGATAAAGACATTGTTGGCGCTAACGCTACAACCCGCGTCCCGCCGATCCACGGCACAGCCAAGAACGCCTGGATTAACAAGAAAGAAAAGACGATCAACTGGCAGAAGATTAGTTCTAAAGACAAAAAAGGTTTGGAGCGTGTCACCGCAATTGGCTGCGGTGTGATGATGGTCAAGCGTGAGGTTTTCCTCAAAACTCCGCGACCGTGGTTTTGGTTTGAGCAACTGCCTGGCGAGAAACTGCTGGGCGAGGATGTTTACTTCTGCGTGAGAGCGCATGACGCAGGATTTGAGACATGGGTGGATCACGACTTCTCTAACATGATCGGCCATGTCGGTTCATACACTTTTGGATGGCACGATATAGCCAGTAAGGAAAACGATGGCTCTGACGAGTTACTCTACACTAAAGACGGCAGTTGCGAACTATCTTGGGCGCAGCGACCTAACCAGCCAGATTCCTGATTTCATCACGCTGGCAGAAGTCCGTCTAGCTCGGGAGATTCGCACCCGCAAACTGCTGAAATCGGTCACAACGACCACGACTGCTGGGGACTCCACGGTTGAGATTCCGTCCGACTTCTTGGAAATGCGTGACATTTATCTGGCCGGAAACCCACGCATCACGCTGAACTACGAATCACCGTCATCATTTACCCGCAACGCACAAGCAGAAGAGTCTGGTAAGCCAGGCTTTTATACCCTGCTCGGGCAAGAGTTTGACCTCGCGCCAATCCCTGACAAAGCCTACACGGTAGAACTGCTGTATTACTTCAAGCCCGTAGCCCTGTCGGATTCGGTAGCCTCTAACGAGTTCTTGGCAAACTATCCCGATGCGTTGCTCTACGCCTCGCTTCTGGAGTCTGAACCGTACCTAATGAATGATGCCCGGATTGCGGTGTGGTCATCTCTGTATGACCGCGCAATCATCAACATCAACACTTCCGACCAGAATTCTGAGTTTGCTGGTGTTCCCCTATCCATGTCTGTCACGTCGAGGTAATCATGTCTGAAATGTCAAATTATTTGGAGAATGGCTTACTAAACGCCGTTCTCCGCAATACATCGTATTCTTCTCCAACGACCGTCTATGTCGGCCTTTACACATCCAACCCGGATGAGGGCAACACGGGAACTGAGGTTTCTGGCGGCTCTTATGCCCGCAAAGATGTGACATTTGGTGCGCCTTCCAATGGCGTTTGCACAAACTCTGCTGCGGTTGAGTTTGCTCAAGCCACCGCTTCTTGGGGTACGGTGTCGCACGTTGGTCTGCTAGACGCAATTACCTCTGGCAACCTGTTGTTTTACACCGACATCACGACTTCTAAAACCATTGAGTCCGGCGACATCTTTAAGATTGCTGCTGGCTCGTTAAGCGTCACGCTTGCCTAATGTCTCTCACGTTAGAACAACTGGATCAACTCGGCACGCTGGATTCCATGCCGCAGTATCCGTTGGACGGAACGTGGTATGTAGATAAAGTCTGCGGTCCGTGGACGCTAGAGACAATGGACGCATTTGGAACCCTAGATTCT